AGAAGATATGAAAATAGTTTGGGATCAAATAGGAGAAAGATTTGGTGAAACTGGTGTTGACCAAGGTGTACTATTTCCATTTAAAAACAATGCATATGAAGAGGGTGTTCCATGGAACGGTCTGACTTCAGTTAATGAGGCTCCGACTGGAGGGGAACCAAATCCATTCTATGCGGACAATCAGAAGTATATCGAAATAATGTCCGAAGAGGAATTCGCTGGAACGATTGGCTGCTATATGTATCCAGATGAATTCAAGGAAGCAATCGGCGAGACTGAGTTGGCTCCTGGCGTTACAGTGGGTCAGCAAACCCATAAAATGTTTGGTTTCTCCTATAGAACCAAGGTTGTTAGTGACACGAACGGTGTAGATCACGGGTTCAAAATTCATCTAGTATACAACGCATTGGCCGGGGTTACTGCTAGAGATCACACTACAATAAACGAATCCCCAGAACTCGAAGAACTTAGTTTCGACTTCACAACAACAAAAGTGGCGGTTTCAGGAGGAAAACCAACATCTCACCTAATCATTGACAGCACAAAAATTGCAGTTGAGGATGCTGCAAAACTTCAGACATTATTGGACACATTATATGGCACAAATGTAACTGCTCCAAGACTTTTAATGCCGGATGAGGTTGCCGCTATATTTGAAGGTGCTGCAATAGAAGCTATAGCTTTATCGACTATAGTACCAGAAGATGACGACGTTGACATTGCCGTTGGCGCAAATATAATATTAACATTTAATAATAAAATATTAGATGAAACTATATCTGTTCTTTCAGCAGAAGGAGACGTAATTGCTGCATCACATACATTTAATGCTACTGGTAAGATCTTAACAATTAATCCAAATGTTAATCTGTCCTTGAACACAAAGTATACAGTTGTTGTAGCAGGCGTAGTAGATATCTATGGCCAGGCTTTAGCACCTGTAACAAAGAGCTTTACAACAGTATTAGAGTAATATAATATAAAATAATATTAAAAAGGCTTAAGGGATTCTTAAGCCTTTTTTTTAATCTTAAAAATCTTAATAGGGAGAAAATGAATATGTTAAAAAAAATGGTTACATATAATGATTATGATGACAATGTCAGAACGGATACATTATATTTCCATCTCAACAAATTTGAATGGTTAGAGTTAGAAACATATACAAAAGGCGGTTTAATTGAAAACCTTGAGCATGCGGTTGAAACGAATAACGCTAAGAAGACAATTGATTTACTTAAGAAAATTATCCTAAGGGCATATGGTGAAAGAGATCCAGAAACCGGTACGTTCGAGAAGGATGAAGATAAAGCTATAAGGTTTAGTAAAACCGAGGCGTTTAGTGCCTTATTTTATGAGCTGGCTTATGACGAAAATGCATCCAAAGAATTCTTCTTAGGTCTAATCCCCAAGGAGATAAGAGGAGAAGCATTGAAGAAGTATAACGAACAAGCTAAACAAAATGGTTCCGCACCTATAAACAATATAACAACATTAAATCAAATACCTGAACAATAGGAGGTCTAAGAATGCTTGAGATTACTATCGAAGCAAAGGAATTCTACAATCAAGAAGAAAACAGATTTATTACTACTTCCCCTTGTACGCTCACTCTCGAGCATTCTTTAATATCATTAGCGAAATGGGAGTCGAAATGGCATATACCATATCTTAGCGATACGGAAAAAACAGCAGAACAAGAGTTAGACTATATTCGCTGCATGATAATAGGCAACGTACCAAATGAAGACATCCTAAAAGCACTATCGGTCGAAAACATATTGGAAATTAAATCATATATCGACAATCCAATGACAGCCACGACATTTTCCAAGAAGAATTTAAAAACTGAAAAAAAAGTAATAACGGCCGAGGTCATATATTCCCGAATGTTCGCGAACAATATTCCGATAGAATGTCAAAAGTGGCATTTATCCCGATTGTTCACATTGTTACGTGTATGTGATTTGGAGCGTGGTCCGAAACAAAAGATGACAAAGAGAGAGACCGCAGCTTACTATGCTGAACAAAATGCAGCCCGTCGGGCGAAATACAACTCAAGGGGGTAACAAGTATGAAATGTTCTCTATGTTCAAAAGATTTCATACCAGGCGTCGAAGAACAAGACACCTGTGAACAATGTTTACCATCATTAATACGGCTAACTGATAACAAAGGAAAAGACGAATATCAGGTAGATTACCTTATGGACGATATACCTGAAATGAGCAACTCATCTCTAGTCTCCTACACTAGATTATCTCCGAATAATTCGGGTTTACGAACTCACAAAATTGACACGATTACTCCGCATTGCGTGGTTGGTCACGCATCCCTCCAAACACTAGGTAATATATTCGCCCCGATAGAACGCCGAGCAAGTTCTAATTACGGTATAGATGATCATGGTAATGTTGGGATGTATGTTGAAGAAAAGAATTGTTCGTGGTGTAGTTCGTCCGAGTCAAACGACCAGAGAGCTATTACAATCGAAATAGCTTCCGATAATTTCTATCCATACAAAATCACAGATAAAGCCTTAAACGGTCTAATTAATTTATGTGTGGACATCTGTTCAAGGAACAACATACCAAAACTCCTATGGAAAGCGGATAAGTCATTAATCGGTCAAATCGACAAACAAAATATGACGGTTCATAGATGGTTCTCACCACGAGAATGTCCAGGAGAATATATTTATGAAAATCTTGGAATGGTCGCGGACGAGGTTAATAAAATTTTGTATAAACCCGAGATCGTTCTCCCAAAATTTCCATATCTTGTCATAATCGATACGTACGCTCTAAATTATAGATGTGGACCAGGAATGAATCATCCAATTAATGGAGTAGTTCATCGTAATGAAGTCTATACGATTGTTGAGGAAGCAGATGGTCCAGGTGCTTCAAAATGGGGAAGACTTAAGAGTGGTGCGGGATGGATATCCCTTGATTTCGTGAAAAAGATGAGGTGACTGGATGGAACTATGGCAAACAATAGTTAGTATTTGTGCTGGAATAATTACAATTGTAACGGTATTGGAAAAGCTTGGTATAAGTAAAAGAGTTTCCAAGATTGATAATGAGTTTAACTCGTTAAAAAAATTACCGGATCAAGTAAAGGGAATTCAAGACGAGTTGAGAAACTTGGGGAATCTCCAAATAAACCAAAACAATGCATTACTGGCTATGTTGAGGAATACACTATACCAATCGTTTAAAGATAATAGAGATCTTTCCGCTTGGACAGATGACGAATGCTCAGTACAAACAAAAATACATGATGCATATAAGACGCTTCACGGAAATGGTGAAGAGGACATTTGGTGGGAAAGAAAAAAGACTTGGCAGATTGTTTCCAATGAAGAATATGAAAAATTACGCCAAGAATATCAAAAGAAGATTAACTGTTTATAATAAATAGAGGAGAATAGAAGCATGATTAAAATGACTCAAAAGGGTTCTTTTAGGAATGCCGAACAATTCTTCGATAACAGCAAAAATCTCAGTCGTAGGCTTAGAACCGCGTTCGAGAGATATGGAGCACAAGGTGTCGAAGCACTTCGAGCGGCAACTCCGAAGGATAGTGGTCTAACTGCCAATAGCTGGTCATACACTATAGAGAACTGGGGAATTGGCTTTAATAATTCAAACATTCAAAATGGATATTCTGTTGCACTCCTTATACAATATGGACATGGTACAAAGTCTGGGGTGTATGTTGAAGGCATCGATTATATCAACCCAGCATTACGTCCAATCTTTGAGGCGATCGCCCAAGAATGTTGGAAGGAGGTGCAGAAGTTATGAGCAATAAAATCGATCAAAGAATTGTTGAAATGTCTTTCGAGAATCACAAGTTTGAGAAAGGTATTTTAGAATCAAAGAATTCATTAAAGGAGTTCTCAAACGCGTTAAAGAACACCGGAACCGGTAAAAGTTTTAACGGTTTAGAGGATTCCATAGGATCGATTTCACGGTCCTTCTCAATGATGGAACAAATCGGTATCGGGGCATTAAGACGTATAGGCGAAATGGCGGTTAACGCTGGAACCAACCTTGTTAAGAGTCTTAGTATCGATCAATTAACAGCGGGTCTTAGTAAATATCAAGAAAAAATTGAAGCTGTTCAAACCATGGTGTCTGCCGGTTATAGACTTGAAGAAGTTGAGAAGTCTATGGAACAACTTATGTGGTTCTCGGACGAAACAAGCTATAGTTTTTCCGACATGGCCGGTAACATGGCAAAGTTCATAGCGGCTGGCGTAGATTTAAAAGTATCGGAACGAGCAATGCAAGGTATCGCAACATGGGCGGCCCATTCCGGTAAGAATTCCACTGCTGCATCAATCGCAATGTTCAACTTATCGCAGGCTATAAGTATGGGATATGTTGATACGCTGAATTGGCGTTCGATCATGAATCAAAACATGAATACTAAGATGTTTAAACAGATTGCAATTGGCGTTGCCGAAGCAGAAGGTGCTATTAAAAAGGGCCAGGTTACAATTCAAAACTTTGATTCAAATCTTAAAGATAAATGGTTTACGAACGACGTTCTATTAAAAACGTTAGATCAATATTCTTCATATGCCGAAAAGGTTAAGGAAGTTCAGGATGAAATGGGCTTCTACACAGCAGATCGAGCTATGGAATACATGGATGAGAATGCTGAAAAGTATGCCGATGTCATAAACACAATTGGTAATGCGGCTTTTAGAGCATCGCAAGAATCTAAATCATTTAGCGACTCCATTAATGCAACTAAAGATGCCGTATCATCTGGATGGCTGAAAACCTATGAAATCATATTTGGTACTCTGAATGAAGCTAAGGCTAACTTCTCAGCGTTAACCAAAATCTTATGGCAAGTATTTGCATCCGGTGGTGAGGGTCGGAATGAATTACTAAAAGACATCAAGAAGCTCGGTGGTATTTCAGATATTTTTCAAACTTTAAAGAATACAGCTATAGCGATACTTAAGCCCTTACAAGCAGTATCAAGGGCGTTTGATTCCATATTCCCACCAAAGACAGCTGAACAATGGGCAGGTATGATTAGCGCTCTTAAGAACTTTACAAAAAACCTAATAATTTCAGATGAGACGGCCAATAAAATTCAGAGAACATTTCGTGGTTTATTCTCGGTTCTAGATTTAGGTTGGACGACTGTAAAGTTTTTAGGAAGTGCCTTTTTAGAAATAATAAGAGTCATAATCCCATTCAATGGTAGTTTTTTAGAACTTACTGCTAATATTGGAGACTTCCTATATGTCTTCACTCAGATTATCAAACAATCTGGTGTATTTGAGGCTGGATTGAAAACACTCAGAACCTCCATGACTTTCGTTCGGGATGTATTAGGTAGTGTTATTTCATTCCTATTCGACTTTGTCGACGGATTACTATCTGCGGAAAATCCAATAGAATACATTGGTAAGGCGATTAGTAAAATGTTTGGAGGTATCATCCAAACAATCAAAATGGTATCGAATGTCGCATTTGATGGTTTCATTAATGCTTTGAAAAAGTTATCCACTTTCATAGAATCAAAATTTGGTGAGAAGAACAGAGGCATTATATCTGGGTTCTTAGGTATCCTTAAAGACTTTATTGATTTTATAATTAATAAGGCAACTGGTGGCATCACTGATTTCGGCGAAGTATTAAAAACATTAGATTTTGGCAAAATAACCGCAGTTGCAACGGGTGGAATTCTACTACTATTCGTAAACCAACTAACACAAATGCTTAAGGCAATGACTGGTATTACAAATGCAGCAAGCGGTTTTGTGACTAAGTTCTCAAAAAAACTATTCGGTAGTCAACTGAAGTTTAAGGAGTTGGCTGTATCCATCGGCATTCTAGCGGGTAGTTTATATGTTTTATCACAAGTTCCATGGGAACAATTGAAAACTGGTTTAAAAGGATTGGCCTGGGCGATTGGTATATTTATCGGAGCCTATGGTGCATTCCAAATGATAAATGTCGGAACTACAAAACTCCTAAAAGGTACTGAGATGGTTAAATCCAGTCTGAACCTTATGGGGATGGCTAGTGGTTTACTTATAATGGCCGGGGCCTTGAAACTTATCTCATCTATTGAATCCGATGGTATTAGTGAGGCTGTTAAAGTTTTGGATAAATTACTGGTATTTTTGGTATCATATCAAGCTATATACGCAATTATTAGTACCATACCGGGACAGGGTAAGCTTTCAGTAAGTTTGGTTGGGATGAGTGCGGGATTGTTAGGATTGATGGGTGTTTTAAAACTTTTACATTCATCAGAGCTCGATAATATTAAGGACGGTCTACGCAAACTCGCTGAAATACTCCTAGT